CCTCGATGATGTCGGTGTTGCCCTTGGTCCAGTTGAACTTCTCGGTATCGCCCCACTGCGACCAGGATTCCTCGGCGAATTCCTTGGCGTTGTCGTGAAGATAATCCGGCGGCTCCAAGTCCCCGGCCACGTCGTCGCTTTTCTTTTCGAACGCCTTCGTGATCGCGGCCGTGAGGCCGTCGCGCATTTCCTCGGTCAACAACTCGTGCGGCTCGACCGGCTCGATGCCGGGCAGCGTCTGTTGGTTCGGATCGTAGCCCTGCGGCGCCTGCAGCTTGTCGTCGTCGAAGGTCACGTCGGCATCTGTCTTCGGCCATGAACCGCCCTGGGCTTCGTAATCGACGGTGATGGCGCGGATCAGTTGCTCGTCGTCGAATGGGATGGCGTTCGCACCCTCGTCCTCGCGTTGCTGGCGATAATCGGCGATCGCTTCTCTCGCCCAATCCAGATCGACGCCGTCGTTGAATTTGCTTGCCACGATCGCCTTGGCGTCATCGGGCGCATACTCGCTTTGCCAGTTCTCGACTTCGCTGTCGTAATAGGCGCTCTCGTTGTTCTCGACATATGCCTCGCCGGCCGCCTCTTGGTCGGCGTCGCTCAGCTGATCCCATTCTTCGGCGATGAATGGCGGCTCTTCGTCCTCTTCGTCGGTCGACGCCGCGGCGGTGCTCTTGCCGGGGGCTTCCTGGGCGATCTTGTCCACCTGCGGACGCGCGGCCTGATATTCGCGCTCCAATCGCAGCGCCGTGGCCTTGTTCCATTCGTCGCCGCCGACCTGGACGACCTGCGGATCGATGGCGGGAGCCGCGGGCTTGTCAGCCGGGGCGGTGCTGCTGCCGCCGCCGTCGCCGCCGCCGTCGGTCCACTTGCCGTCCTCATCGCGCGGCTGGTCCGGGTCGAACTCCTTGGCCGCCTCGCTCGCCGGTTTCTTGCCGGCGCCGCCGGTCCACTTCTCGGCTTCGGCGATCAGCTTGGTGATCGAGATGTCGACGCGCGCCACCTTGACGCTCTTGTCGTCGTGCAGATCGTTATCCTTGGCGTCGACGCCCAATTGCCCGGCCCAGGTATGGTGCCCGTCGAGAATGTAGTCGTCGCGCGAGATCACCAGCCGCTTGTAGAAGCCCTCTTTTTTGATGCGCTCCATCGCGGCGGCGACTTTGACGCCGCTGATCTCGCTTTGCGTCGCACGCAGATGGGCCGCGTATTCTTTTTCTTTGTCGACCTTGTAACCCTGCGACTTGAGATACTTGATGAATGCCTTGGTCTGCTTGGCCGGGATCACCGGCATTTCCACGCGCGGGATGCCCTTGGTCTCGGCACAGAACAAATTGGTGCCTGCGACCGTGACGTTGCAGAGATTGAACACGGGCGCGGTCGCGCCCTGTTCAGCCATCTTGGCGGCAGTCTTGCCTAATAGCTTGATCAGGGTCGAGACCTGCTTGGGTTGCTTCAGCTCGACCTTGCGATTTTCGAACAGCGCGCGCTGAGCGTCGTAGACGTTGGACGTGTGGATGACGCCGTCTTTGATGTAGGCGTCTTTCGAATAACCTTCGCCCGGATGCTCGCCGTCGCCGCCGTCGCCGCCGCCGCCGTCGGTCCACTTGCCGTCTTCGTCGCGCGGTTGATCTGGGTCGAACTCGCGCCGTGCAAGTCGGCCCAGAACTTTTTCAGGATGACCAATTTCGACTATGGTTGGATCGAGCACAAAGATTTCCACCAAATCCTGCCGGATGATGGAATCGTATCCGCCCTCTCTCAGCTTATCGGTTTTCTCTTTGTCGTAACCGAGCCATTCCATCGTGTCGTCGTCAACGACGTATGGGTTCTTAATATCGAGTGTTACTGGAATGACTTTTGGATCACCCCCAAAAGCCTCAGAGCTTGTGCGCGCGAAATTGTGTGCAAGAGACCGATCCGCTGTGAACCACATGCTACGTGGTTCATTCACATCCCCTGCGGTGCCGTGAAAAGCAATTACTGGCGGACCGCCTTCCTTCCATCCATCGGGATAGTCATCATAAGCCGTGCCACCGCCACCGCCGCCGTCGGTCCACTTGCCCGACTCGTCGCGCGGCTGGTCCGGGTCGAACTCACGGCGTGCAAGTCTGGCCAGAGTTGCTTCAGCTTGCGCCCTGACCGCCGCCCACTTGTCCGCGCGGGCGAGCTGTTCGAGCGCGTGCATCACCGCTTCTCACTTGGGCAGTTGCGCGAGCGCACTGTCCCAATCGTCGGCGGTCGTCTGCCGGCATAGCCGCACGCTGGCGTACCAGGGAGCGAGCCAGCGCCAGCTCGCCCAATGACTGAGCAGGCCATCGACGCGCGGATGGCCGATCGCACCGGCCAGATGCAGCGCCGCCGTATCGACGCTGACGATCTGATCCATCGCCAGCATCAGCGCAGCGCAATCGGCGAACGTTTTAAGTTCATGGACGCGGACGCCGTGCGCCAGCGCGTCCAGGCCGTCCTGCTTCTGCACGCTGTGCAGCTGCGCGCCGCTGAGCGCAACGACCAGCCGATCGAGCGGGATCGTGCGCGGATAATCACCGGGCCGTTGCGCGCTGGTCGACCAGGCAATACCCACATGCCGGCCCGATCCGAGCCGCACGCGGGCGCGCGCGACCGCTTCTGGATCGATGCGCAGATAGGATTCGCCGTTGACGGTCTCGGGCGCGACCGACAGCATGCCAAGCACATGCAACATTGGGCAGACGTAGTCGGCGTCCTGCAGCGTTCCGGTGACGGGCGCGAACTGCGCGGCGATCCACTCCAATTCTTGCGGCATCTTCAGCACGACATCGGCGCCGATCGCTTTGAGCAGCGGCACATAGCGCAGCGTCATGATGGTGTCGCCGGCACCGTGCGCATGCAGGAGCAACAGCCGCTTGCCGGCGAGGTCTTCGCCGTTCCACAGCTTGAGGCCGGCGGCGAGCGCGTCGGTCACGGCCGGGCGGGTGAACGGCGCGTGCTGCTCGCACTGCCGATATTCCGCGAAGCCTTCGCGCCAGCGGCCGACCGCCAGCAGGGCCAGCGCGCGGTTGAACCGGACATAGAGCGTCGGCGCGAGCGCCATCGCGGCATCGAACGCGGCCAGAGCTTCCGCGTTGCGGCTTTCGCGCATGAACCCCAGCGCGCGCTCGAAATGCGCCAGGTAATCGCCGATCTGCAACTGTCCGCGATTGATCGCCCGCCGGCCGCCGTGCATGATCACAGAGTCGCCGTCGGGCATCGCGGCCTTGTGGCCGTTGCGGCTGCGCACATCGAGCAGCTCGCCCTTCGCGGTCAGGCCGCGCCAGCCGGCAGCGGTTTCCTCCAGTGCGATGATCGCATCGCCGGCCGGCAGGTCGTCGACGAACGTGGCTCGCTTCATTTCCAGGCTGGTGTCAACCATGCCACGGCCCTCGCATCGCGCACGGCCCACGACATCGGCCAGCGCATCTTGAGCGCAACGCTATCGGTCTGGAACAGGCTGCGTGCAGGAGCAGCCGGCGCCCCGCCGTTGACGATCGGCAGCGGCGTATCGTTCATGTGCAATTCGCCCGCGGTCGCGCTTTCAACTTCCGGCGCGGGATCGAGCGCCGCGACCAGCGCATGCGGCGCCACGCAGATCATGTCGTTGCCGACCGCCGTGCTCCCGAGCATCGTGACGTTGCCGGCTTCCAGCACGAAGCGCATGATCATCGCTGCAGCCCGCCCCGGCGAAGCGATCAGCACAAACGGTCCGTTGCCGCCGACCGACGAGACCGCATTGATCAGCGTGGCCACATCCTCAAAGAAGGCTTCGAACGCGTCGGCGTTGTTGCTCGCCGTCAGCGCCGCGACGCCGTTGCGCAAGCCGGCCGGCGCGGCAGCCGTCGCCGCACCGCTGCCGAACAGCGCAACATCGAGCGCCGCCGATGCCGAGCGCATCAGCACATCGCCGACCAGGGCTTCGGCGTTCGACGATTCGATCATCTCGCGCGTGAGCACCCCGATCGATGCAAGCTTGTAGGGCTGCATCGACGCCACCGTTGCTGCAAACTGACGAACCGGAATCGGCGCGCCTTCCGCGACAAAGCCCGCGTTGCCGGCGCCGGCCACGAAACCGGGCGCGCTGATCAGGCCTGCACCGTCGAACATGAGCACGAGCGACTGCAACAGCAGCTGCGCCGCCGCGGCGGCCGGGCCCATGCCTTCCAGCCCATCCATGATGACCTTGTGCGCAAGCTCGGCCGCCCAGCCGGCGACCGTCGTCATGGCGGGCGCCGAGACCGCACGGGTGAACATCTGCGCGATCACCTTGTCGGATGGCCAGAGGCGGGCGACGATGTCGGCCGGCGGGCGCCGCGTCGCGCTCGCGACGGCCTGCGCGGTCACATAGCGCAGGAACAGATTGCCGCCGGGCTCCGGTGGCGGCTCGCGGCTCTCGCGGCGCGCTTCGGCGCGGACGCGAAACGGCTCGACGGCTTGCGCGGTCATTGGCTCGACTCCCGATTGTTGGCCGAAAGATCAGAGCGGATTCACTTTGGGAATCGGCGTGGGCGCCCCGACCGGCGCGATCGTGCCGGCGACTGCCTCGCCCGCGACCACCGTGACATCCATGAGCGTGATCAGCTCGCGCACGCCGTCACCGAGATCGGCGTCGGCGGTCGCCGTGATCTGCACTTGCCCGAGAGTGGTGGTGGGTCGCACCACGGCCTCGAACGAATTATCCGGGTCCGCAACCACGGCCGCGATGGCGGCGTCCGACGAGGCCCATTCCACGTCGCCGTCGACGGTTGCAGGATTGCCCTCGGAATCGACGTAGCTCACCGCGACTTTCACTTGCATATCGACGGGCAGTGTAAAGGCCATGTCAGCACCCCTTGCTTTGACTGTGATGGGACCGAACTTAAGCGTGACGAAACTTCCAGGTTGCTCAACTTCGCGCATCGATAGCTTGAACGTGCCGCCGAGCGCGACTTCGATTGTCTTGCTCATGCGATCAACGTGTCGATGTCGATTTTCTTGGCGCTGCGGTCGCGCGAGCGCACGCCCATCATCATCGCGAGCGCGACGGCGCCGTCGATGCGGAAGCGCGCTTTTTCTTTGTCGAGCTTGCGATTGCCGGCCGGGTCCATGGTGGCGACGGCGTTCGCCATGTTCCAATTGAGGACCGGGCTGCTGGCGTGAACGAGGGTCCGCTCGGTGACCGCAAGCTCGACCGCGTCGATCGCCGGACCCATGTCCCGATAGCCCTGGCCCCACGGCACAAGACGCAATCCATCGCCCTTGTCTCCATCCTTGTATGCCTGCAGCCCGATGCGATCGAATTCGCGCAACAGCTCGTTGATGCGCCAGCGGTCGTAGGCGAGGGCGCGAATCTTCTGATGCTGGCCCAGCTCCGCGATGAACAACGCGATCACGGCCGGATCGATCGACTTGCCGGGGCTGGTCAGCAGATGACCGTTCGCGACCCATTCCTCATACCGATGCGTGCCGGGACCGAAGTCGCGGGCCGAGTGCTCGGCCAGATTTTCGAGCGGCTTCCAGAAGAAGGCGCGGATGCGCGTCGGATCGTTCACGGTGCCCATGATCAGCGCCGTTAGATCGAGCACGCTGGAGAGATCGAGGCCGAGATAGACTTCCTCGTCCTCGCGGATTTCGACGGCGCCCGCGCACGCCATCCATTCGGCGCGCGAGATCAGCGACGCGGTCGGCGACACGCGCTGATTCAAAAACAAGTTGCGAACTTTTGGTTCTTCGGCGGGCATGCGCTTGGCCTTGGCAATCGCGGCCACCAGGTCTTCGCGGTCGCGCCATTTCCCGAGCGCGGGGTTCGCCTTTGCCCACTGCGCTTCGTCGTCGAGGTCGCAGTCTTCGTCGGCCGCGTGCAGATGGCAGACGATGGTGGGATCGACTCCCGAAATCCCGTCGTCGATCAGCTTGGACAGGATGTGCTCGGGGTCGTTCGATTGCGTGCTGATGACCACGAACAGCGGCTCGCTGCGCGCGCCGAAGGATGTATCGAGCACGTCGTAGAGGTCGCGGTTCTTGGCCTGCGCCAGCTCGTCGTAGATGACGACGCTCGGCAGATAGCCGTGCTTGGTGCCGGCCTCGGCCGAGACCGCACGAAAGATCGACCCGGTGTGCCGCGCGATCATCGTCTTGGTCGACGTGATGATCTCGACCTGCGCGCGCAGCTGGGGCTCGCGTTCGACGATCTGCTTGGCAAACTTGAAGATGATCGAAGCCTGATCGCGGTCGTTCGCGGCGCTATAGATTTCGCCGTTCGGCTCACGCTCTGGGCCGATCAGATGCGCGAGCACGATGGCGGCGATCAGCGCCGTCTTGCCGTTCTTGCGCGCGACCGAGAGGATCGCCCGCCGCACCACGCGCCGCCCCTTGCGGTACGGCTCATAGATGTCGCGGATGAAATCCTTTTCCCACTTGTCGAGCTTGAACGGGTGGCCCTCGCCGGCACCGCTCGGAATCGTCAGCTTCTCGATGAAGCTGATGACATCGCGCGCGCGCTCCCGCCCGCGGGCGGTGCGTCTAACTGGCGATGAGACCGGCGAACTTGCTAGCGACGCCGGCAGTGGCAAGAGGCCCGGCGGAAATGCGTGCTCTGGCGGATGGGGTGAATCCAAATTCGGTGGCATAGCGGACCATGTCGCTCGCGGCCCTCGAAGCGGTGACGACGAGCGGGTTCTGGATGGGCGTGCCGTTGCGGAGCCTGAGCATCAGGCCGGACAGCACCGGATCGCGCTTGGCCATCTCGACCAGCGCCTCTTCGGCCGTGCGCCAGCGCGCATAGGCCATGCAGTAGGCCGCCAGCGGCTGCAGATCGACGATGGTCAGCAGCTTGAGGCGCAGAAGCTCTTCGGCGATGCGATACCACTCATCGCACGCATAGCCTTGCAGGAACGCGGGCGCGTCCGGCACCTGCATCGGCACCGCGGGCTCGGGCTCGCCTTGCGGCAATGCGCGGTGGCCTGGATTGCCGCGCAAGACTTTGAGATGGGTCGGCGTAGGCCGGCGACCTCCGGTCATGGTAGATTGCTCCGTGTTCCTGGTTGATGAGCGAAAAGCAGTTTTCAAATTTATTTTCGTCAATGATTGCGGGGCGGAACTGCCGCTAACCCATTGATGTTTGTTTGGTCGCTCCGATCAACAATTCGACGTGTGCTATAATAGGTCGTCAGTCGGCGAACGACTGACCGGCGGCTGCAATCGCCGTGCTGTTTGACAATCGAATAGGAGTTACCAATGACTGAGCAATACCAGTCCGTGAACGGGGCGTGGCCCGAAACCATTCCCCCGCTTACAGCGCCCGAGGCGGTCACGGCGGCAAAGCGGCTCTACCGCCTAGCCTTCCGGCGCTCGTTCCGCGGCAAGGTCAAGGTCACGTCGGGCAGGCGTTACAGCTACATCCGTAGCGGCATCATGTACGTCAACCCTGAAGGCCATCACTTCAAAGGCTGGCGCGATCTCGTCCATGACCTTTCGCACTACGCGCATGCTCGCCTGCATCCCGGCCACAAGCCGCACGACGGACGCGGGACGCATGCGTTCATCGAGCGCAGCATGATCGAGCACGTCGTCAATTCGGGATGGCTCGACGGCAAGCTCAAGCGTCCGGCGAAAGAGAAGCCCAGACAGGACGTGCGGCAGGTTCGGCACGCGCGCATCCTCGCGCGGATCGAACGATGGGACGCAAAGCGCAAGCGCGCCGAGACTGCCTTGCGCAAGCTGCGACGCCAGCGCGCGTATTACGAACGCCTGGCCGCGTGACGACAATTGGGGCCGCGCCCTGCGGGGTGCGGCCCTTTTTTTGGCCCGCCCCGCGAGACCGCCCAAAATGTGCGGTTTTAACCGTATCCAATAACCACCGATGGCGTGCGCCCCGAAAAAGGCCAAAAAGCTCAATGATTAGCGCGCGTTATAATGTCCATAAAAGACTTGCAAAGGTGACATTGTGGCACTACATTATTTCTCGACGGCGGCAGTAGCTAGCCATCTGCGGGTCCGAAACCCTAAGCAGCCCCTGGACGAACGGCGACATTTCGGCGGAACGTCAATCGCTGGCAACCGGCAAAAGCCCACGGGCTTAGCCATCAATACCGTCACGCGGAAAAGTAGCTCCTGTGCCCGGTGCCGCTCGCGAATCGATCGCGAGGACGATGGCGGGGTTCAAGTGGAGAGCGAGGATTGCGACGATACGAAACGGGGAACTGCTTAGCGCGGTGTTGCCAGAGAACGAAGCGCCCCATCAAATTTTCAGAAAAACAATTCCGGCCCGGACATTTCCGGGCCGGCTTGCCGCAGCGCAAAGCGGCCGACGAATTGGTGCGCGCCTTGGCAAACGACGACGCGCAACCAGTTGCCAGACTTCGGCCGCTTCGCGGTGCGGAAATCTTTTCCGCTCCGATACGGAGACCACCCCATGAACTTTCGAACCAAAGCCGACCGCATCATCGACAGTGCGCACAACGCAATCGCTTGCGCTGAAATGTCGGTCGCGCATTCATTTACGCCCGAGAGCCGACAGCAAGCTCTCGATGAACTATTCGAAGCGCAAAAGTTTTTGCGCCGCGCGGTCGAGGCCAAGCGAGCTTGGAACGCGATCGAGCACGACGAGTACGAAGAGTATCCCGACGTTACCTAACCCCCGCCGCTGCAAACGGCATCACCAAACAAACGGAGTCACCAAATGCCCACCATTCTCGAACAATGCGTCACGATCGCGCAAGCGGTCGATCTTCTCAATTTGCTGATCGACGGGGGCGACCCCGTCATGCTCTGGGGCCCGCCCGGCATCGGCAAGTCGGAGGCCACCCATCAGATCGGCGCCACCCGCGGCTGGAAAGTCATCGAGTATCGCGCCAACCTGCGCGAGCCCGTCGACGTTCGCGGCATCCCGGTGCCCGATCTCGACAAGGGCACGACGCGATGGCTCGTCCCCGACGAATTGCCGCGCGCCGACCGCGACGGCGAGCGCGGCATTCTCTTCCTTGACGAGATCAATACCGCCAGCCCGCAAATGATGGCCGTGCTGTTCGGCCTGGTCCTGGAACGCCGAGTCGGCGAGTACGTGCTGCCCGCCGGCTGGGTCATCGTCGCCGCCGGCAATCGCGTCTCGGATCGCGCCGCCGCGCAACGCATGCCGACCGCGCTGCGCAATCGGTTCGCTCATATCTTCATCGCGCCCGATGTCGACGCGTGGTGCAAATGGGCGAACCGCAACAACGTCGCGCCCGAGGTTGTCGCGTTCGTCCGCTTGCGGCGCGAATTGATCCACATAATGCCGAAGGGCGACGAGAACGCGTTCCCGACGCCGCGGTCGCTGACCAAGGCCGCCAAGTACGTGAACGCACCGAAGTCGCAGCGCCTGCGGCTTTTCGCGTCGCATGTCGGTGACGGCGTCGCGGCCGAGCTTGATGGCTTTATCGAGCTTTACCGCGGCCTGGGTTCGCTCGAAGACATCGTCGCGAGCCCGGACACGGCGCCGGTGCCGACCGAGGCTTCCGCGCGCTACGCGGTCTGCACCGGGCTCGGTCGCTTGGCGACACGCAAGACGCTTCCCAACATCATCAAGTATGCGAAGCGCCTGCCGCGTGAGAGCCAAATCCTGGTCGTGCACGACGCCACCACGCGCGACGAAAAGCTGAAAGAGACGACGGCCTATGGCGCATGGGCGGTCGAAAATCAGGACATCATCCTGCAGATGTCGTGATCACTACAGGGCGGCGCGCGGTTCGCGCCGTCCGATAGTGTTCATGCCCGAACACCGCCGGCTGCAACCGGCGCCCATCATTCAAACCAACGGAGTCCCCACATGCCCAAGAAAATCGCAACACCACTGGCCCGCAAGGCCGTGCTCGTCTCGGTCAACATCTCGCAATGGACCGCGCGCAAGCTCGACAAGCGCGTCACCGACGAAGTCAACCGCAAGCACGGCGCTTCCGACGACGCCGGGCGCTACAACAAGCTGCTGATCGAGGCCGATCGA